CTACATCTTTTGCTTTCTTAGATTCTGGTTACAAATATCAATACGACAAGTACAATGATGTGTATAGATATGTACCACTCAATGGTGATATAGCCGGTCTATGTGTAAGAACAGATTTAGAAAGAGATGCTTGGTTCTCACCAGGCGGTCTGAATCGTGGTATCATAAAGAATGTAATCAAACTTTCTTGGAATCCAACAAAGACAAATAGAGATGATCTATATGTTGATGGTATTAACCCAGTTGTCGCATTCCAAGGCGAAGGCACAGTATTGTTTGGAGATAAGACAATGCAATCAAAGCCTTCTGCATTTGATAGAATCAATGTTCGTAGATTGTTTATCGTATTAGAAAAGGCAATAGCAAGAGCTGCAAGATTCTCACTCTTTGAATTTAACGACCAGTTTACAAGATCACAGTTTGTTGCTCTTGTAGAACCTTTCTTGAGAGATGTCCAAGGTCGCCGTGGTATTACCGACTTTAGAGTTGTTTGTGATGAATCAAATAATACTGGCGAAGTAATTGACCGTAACGAATTTGTAGGAGACATTTACATTAAACCTGCAAGATCAATCAACTTCATACAACTTAACTTTGTTGCAGTAAGAACAGGAGTTTCGTTTGAAGAGGTCGTAGGACGCTTCTAAATAAAAGGAAAACAGGAGAAAATAAATGGCTTTTAATGTAAACGAATTTAGAACACAAATGGTGGGTGATGGCGCCCGCCCTAATCTGTTCGAGGTTGAGATGCCATTTCCAGCGTTTTCAGCACCAGAAAATGCCCAGACTAAAATGACTTTTATGTGCAGAACAGCACAATTACCAGGAGCCACTCTTGGTGTTGTGCCAGTTACATATTTTGGTCGTGAATTAAAGTTTTTGGGTAACAGAAACTTTGCTGATTGGACTGTAACAGTCATCAATGATGAAGACTTTGTAGTTCGTAACGCTATGGAAAGATGGATGAACGGCCTTAACTCACATAGTTTAAATGTAAGAAACCCAGCGGCCCTAGCGCCACTAGGTTATTCAGTTGACGCTAAAGTAACACAGTTTGGAAAAACTGGTGACGAATTGAAAAAATACAAGTTCATCGGTATATACCCATATGACCTATCTCCAATAGACGTAGATTGGGGTGCGAATGATCAAATTGAGGAATTTACAATTACTATGGCATATCAATGGTGGGAAGCCGAAGAAGCTGGTGTGGTTTAACGAGAGCGTGCTCTCAAGATATAGGATGGATATTTTATGGCTATAAAGTTATTTGGGTTTACTTTAGGTAAAAAAGAACAAGCAAAGGAACCACCAAAAGGTCAAAGTTCCTTTGCTTTACCGAACGAGGCACTTGATGATGGTGCCGTTACCGTAACAAACAATGCTTACTACGGAACATATGTTGATTTAGAAGGCTCAGTTCGCAATGAACTTGAGTTAATCACCAGATACCGTGAGATGGCAAATCACCCTGAGTTAGATGGAGCAATTGATGATATTGTCAATGAAGCTATCACACATGATATTGATGGCAAATCAGTTGACATAAATCTTGATAATCTAAAGCAGCCTGAAAGCATTAAGAATAAAATTAGAAATGAGTTTAACAATGTCAAACATATGTTAAACTTCTCAAACATGGCGGATGACCTCTTCAAAAGATGGTATATAGATGGTAGAATATATTTTCATGTCGTAGTTAATGAGAACAACCCTAAAGAGGGTATCCAAGAACTACGGTATATCGACCCACGAAAAATAAGAAAAGTTCGTGAGATTGTAAAAGAAAGAGACCCAAAAACTGGTGCTCAAATTATCAAGTCTATTGGTGAATACTATGTCTATAATGACAAAGGTACGACAACACAAACATACTCTGCAAATGTAAACTCTGGTGTTCGTATTGCCACAGATGCAATCGTATATTGTTCATCTGGTCAAATGGATGCAAAGAATACATTTGTGATTTCATATTTACATAAGGCAATCAAGCCATTGAATCAGTTAAGAATGATAGAAGATGCAATCGTTATCTATCGCTTATCAAGGGCGCCTGAAAGAAGAATATTTTATATTGACGTAGGTAACTTACCAAAAGGTAAGGCAGAACAATATCTGCGTGATGTAATGATTAAGTATCGTAACAAGATGGTTTATGATGCTGAGACTGGTGAATTACGAGATGACCGTAAACACAAGTCTATGTTAGAAGATTTTTGGTTACCAAGAAGAGAAGGTGGTAAAGGTACAGAGATTACCACACTACCAGCTGGTGCTAACTTAGGTGAGTTAGAAGATGTAAAGTATTTTCAAAAGAAACTTCTACAATCACTTAATGTACCTATCTCTCGTTTAGAACCACAACAAGGTGGTATGATTGGTCTTGGTAGAGTATCAGAAGTTACAAGAGATGAGGTTAAATTTAATAAGTTTATAATACGATTGAGAAATAAGTTCGCACAAATTTTCGATCACGCCTTGAGAGTGCAGTTATCTCTCAAAGGTATAATGAGTGTTGAAGAGTGGGATGCAGCCAGAGAAGATATTTACTACGACTTTAAGAAAGATAATAACTTTACTGAGATGCGTGAAGCTGAGTTGCTTCGTGAAAGAATCAACTTACTCAACACCGTTGACCCATATATCGGTCGTTACTATTCTACCGATTGGGTCAAAAAGAATGTTCTGCAAATGTCTGATGATGAGATAGAGTTGATGAATAAAGAAATGCAACAAGAAGGACCAGTTGTAACGCAACCAGAAGTCGATGGTCAAGATGCGGTTCAACCACCGCAACCTAACAACGCTGATAATGTAGATACAGCCAGAGGGTTGAAAGCAGAACAGATACTAAAGGTTATAGAAAATAACCAGAAGGCAAGACTAAATAGAAGATGAGGAGATTGATATGCCAGATTTAGAAGATTTTATAGACAAAGTTGTAGGTGGTCAAGCAGGAGCTGCGAGAGAACAATTGCAAGCCATGATTGGTGCAAAAACAGCAGATGCTTTAGATGCCCGCAAACAACAAATATCTTCTGCATTATTTAACAATGGTGAAGAACAAGAAATTGAAGAACCAGAAACAGAGATTGAGGATGGTGAAGAAGTAGAGGAAATTGAAGCAAGTGCTGATGAGCCAGAAACGGAAGTTGAATTAGATGATTCAGAGGTAGAGTACGAAGAGGAACCAGAAGAAGAACAATGAAAGACTTAAAAAGTTTTTTAACAGAGCTGCAAGGTGTTGCCCGTATGAAAAATACGGCCGACTTCAAGCTTGTTATGGGTGCCGATGGTAAACCTAAAAAGATTAGAGCTCATCGTATCAAAGTTGGTGATAGAGCACCAAGAGTTGGCGACGACCCAGAACAAGATATGGAATATACTGATGTAAAAGAAGACACATCACAAATAAAAGATCCACCGTTTGTTCTTGTTCTAAAGAGAAAGGCAATTAGGCCTTATCCAGGTGGTACAAAGATCGCTTTGTATTACAATAAAAATTTAGACAAATATTTTTCTATACCTTACGGTAAAGGTATGGATAATGTAGTTCAAGCTGAAGAAGTTGATGAACTGACATTTAAAAATTTTTTAGAAGAAGGTAAACAAGTCATGGATCATTTACATGACATTGTAGATAATAAGGCAAAGAAAAGTGTGAAGTTTGCAAATGGTGAATCAAGAAGTATTGATCACTATACAGCTTCTGCAATTGTAGGTGTACATAAGAAAGTAAATGATCAAAACAAAAAAAAACTATCAGCAATGGTTCATCAAAGCCCTGATCATTTACTCGCAGCGGCTAAATTTGCTTTTAGGTTTGGACGAAAATGAATTTAGATTATCTTTTAGAATATCTAACTGAAATTTCACGAGCTCAAAACATTATGAAAATTGGGCGAGTAAAAAAAATACGAAGACGTATTCGTAGAGACTCAAAAGGTAAGATAGTTGTACAGAGAAATAGAATTAGGTCTGGCATTAAAGGTTATGCAGCTACAGGTAAAGGTGGTCAAGTAAAAAGAATTACCGCTACAGCCAGAATTAAAAAGGCAAGACTATTAAAAAGGTCTTGGAAAACAACGAGGAGAGCTAAACTACGCCGTTCATTATTGAAAAGGAAGTTATCAATGAGAAGGCGTGCTTCACTAGGACTAAGGTAAACAAATGGCTATAAGATACGAAGTTACAAAAAAATTAAGAGGACCTACAACCATTAGAACTGTTGGTATTGGTACTGCTAATATAAACACATTAGCTCAAATACAAAGCACTGGTGAAGGTCTTTCAGACATCACAATTAAAAGATGTGCTTGGTCTACAAATGGTAATATTCTAATTACTAAAGGGCCAGATCCACTTCTTGAATTACATGGTCAAGGTCAAATAGATTTTGATTCTGATTTTTCTGCAATTGCAAACAATTCAAATAATTGTTTATATGTTACAGTTGCAACCGGTGGGTCTGTAGTATTAGAAGTTGGCAAAGTCGCCACATATTCACCAGCATTAACAGGACAGTAATATGAAACTCATATCAGAAACTACTCATAACGTAAAAACACAACTTATCGAGGAAGAGAACGGCAAGAAGAGCCTTTACATAGAAGGCACATTTCTTGTTGTGATACAGTAAATAAAAATAATCGTATGTATAAAATGGATACGCTTCGTAATGAAGTGAACCGATACAACGAAGAATTTATCAAGGGCAATCGTGCATTAGGTGAGTTAGGACACCCTGACACACCAACGATTAATCTTGAGAGAGTATCACATAAGATTGTTTCTCTCAAAGAAGATGGTAACACATTTTATGGTAAGGCAAAAATCTTAGAGACACCATACGGACAAATTGTTAAGAATTTTATTG